AAACCGCCAGGGACGGCGCCGGCTACCGGCCGCGCGTATCCGTCGCCCAGGACCTGCGCGGATCCGGACGACGGATCGAGTTCCACGCGCGGAGCAATCCCAGGAGCTTCGTGAGAAAGTCGCCGGGGCGTTCCTGGCGGCAGCGATTGACGGGCTGAGAGCCCTATTTCTCCTTCGAGGGAAGAAAGCCATGAGCAGAGTCAGGTACTTCGGCAACAAGGCCCAGGGGAGCGTCTACTTCACGAACAACACGTTCGTGGACGGCGAGACGATCACCATCGACGACAAGGTCTACGAGTTCGACGACGACGCCGCCGTCACCGCCGGACACGTCCTCGTCGACATCAAGGGAACGGCCGCCCTCACGGCCGCTGAGTTCCTCGCGAAGGTCAACGCGAACAAGCCCACGCATCCCGTGACGGCCGTCGTCGACTCGAAGGACAACCTCATGGTCCACCTGATCGCCGACAAGGCCGGAGTCGCCGGAAACGTCGCCCTGGCCGAAACCGTCACCGACGCAGGCCTGGTCATCTCGGGCGCGACGCTCGTCGGCGGAGAGAACGCCGGGACCCAGACGATCGCCCGCGGCCTCTACACCGTGACGGCGAAGGACATCACGGCGGACCATCTCATCATCGAGACGGGCCTCGTGAGCCCCAGGTTCTTCCACGTCGAGACCCGCACGGCGGCGGGGCTCATCAAGGACGCGACCTTCCTCGCGACGATCGTCGACTCGAAGATCGCGATCGACTTCGCGGGCGCGACCGATCCCATCGCCGGAGACACGATCCGGTGGGAGGCGTTCGAGTAGATCAACCGCTTCGTGCGGTCATTCGGGGCCTCGGGTCCATCCGAGGCCCCCTGTGAAGGCAGGAGGAACGATGAGCGATCACGGGGAGTTCCGGGTGGCGGAAAACCTGACGGCCCTTCGGGCGATCAAGGCTCGCCGGCAGAACGAGGTCGTCCTCGTCAAGGACGTCGTCGGGGACGGCGGCCTGAACGGCGAGGAGTACATCTGGAAGTCCGACGACACGACGGCCGACGACGGCCAGATCTCGATCCTCCCCGCGGACCTCGTCCAGGGGAAGCCCGGCCGGTGGAGGCTGATCGAGTAGCCCCATGAACGCCCTCTCGCGCCAGGTCCCGACGATCGCCGCGCTCCGCGCGATCGGCAAGCCCCGCCAGGCGGCGACCGTCTTCGTCTCCGGCGTCGACGGGATCTTCAAGTTCTCCTCGAGCTCGACGGATGACGACAACGGGTCGAGCATCGTCAAGCCGGAGACCTATCCCTCCAGGAAGCCAGGCCGGTGGATCTTGAGCCTGATCGGCCTCGAGGGGTCGGACATCTCCGCGCGCGCGTACACGTCCGACACCCAGTCGATCCCCGGCGGCGACGTCGACACCCAGGTCGAGCTCGACACGAAGACCTACGACACGGACTCCCTCTGGAATGAGGACGGCCAGAAGTTCGTGGTCCAGACGCCCGGGAAGTACCTCGTCGCCGGCGGCGCCATCCTCGCGGGCTCCGGCGGGGCGCTCCCCGATTTCGAGCTGCAGATCACCGTGAACGACGAGGTCGTGGCCGGCGCGAATTCCCACAAGCATGACACGGACGAGCAGCCGCTCTCCGCGCACTACCTCGGGCTCCTCGAGCAGGGCGACGAGATCAAGCTCGTCGTCGCTCAGGACACGGCGATCGGTCATGGCGCGATCAACCTCGAGGCCGGCGCCTGGCTTGCCGTTCAGCGCGTGGACAAGGCGAGCGGCGACCATCCGCGCCCGGCGTGCTACCTCACGCGCGACCAGGATCTCGAGGTCGCGGCGAGCGAATACGCCGACGTCACCTTCAGCGTCGAGAGGTACGACCGCGGCGACTTCCACGACCTTCTCGCGAACACCGAGCGGGCGACCATCCCGGAGGACGGGGAATACGACATCCAGGGCGGCGTCTCCTGGGACTACTTCCTGCACGATGCGGAGAGCGGCGCCTGGCTCCTCCTTGTCCTGAACGGGGACACGATCGACCTCGCCTTCGTGCCGGCGAAGACCGACGACTTCCCGCGCCAGAAGGTCGCGGCCCTCGGAATCCCGCTAGAGGCCGGCGACGTCGTCTCCCTCCTCGCCTATCAGGATTCCCCGGACACGGTCAAGATCCTCGCCGCCGGCCGGCCGGATCCCGCGCATCTCTCCGTGAGAAAGGTGAACTAAATGCCCGGCCCGAGATTTCCGGAGCCGATCGAGAAGGCCCTCGAGGAGAAGCGCGCGGTCCTCGCGAAGGAGCGCGCCGAGCGAGAGGCCCAGGCCAAGGCCGAAGAGGCGAAGAAGGCGGAGAAGGACAAGGGCGAATAGGGATGGCAGCCTCGCGCGAGTTGACGAGCCTGATCGAGAACGCGGAGACGGTCGCGTCGCTCATCGACATTTACGAGCGGACACTCGGCCGGATCCTCCGGGAGCTTTCGCTCGGGATCACGCAGCCTGGCGGGGCCCGCGCGCGCGAGCTCATCGCCCGAATCCGCGACCTCATCCTCGAGCTCGATCCTTCCCGGGACGGCAAGGTCCGGGCCTGGATCCGGGAGACCGTTCACGAAGCCTTCGTCCTCGGCGACGACGCGGCGACCCGGCAGCTCCGGGAATCCCTCTCCGATCTGTCGTCCGGCGATCGCCAGGCGTGGGGCGAGATCGCGACCGGCTGGACCGCGGTCAATCAGACCGCCATGAGGGCGATCATCTCGTCGATGGACGAGACGCTCCGCCAGGTCGCCTCTCAGATGCAATCCCAGTTCGCCCTCGCCGTCCGGAGGACGCAGCTCGTCCTCCACACCGATCAGGCGATCCGCGAGGCGACGGTCTCCGGGATCATCCGCGGGGCTACCGGCCGGCAGCTCTCCGACGACATCGCGAACATCATCCTCGAGGGCCGCGGGGGGCCTGAGGCGATCGCGCGGCTCCGGGAGCAAGGCTTCCAGCCGGATCTCCTCAAGCTCTACGAGCGCCTGGCGAAGGGCCAGGTCGTCCGGGTCGGCGCCCGAAACTACGACGTCCGCGCGTACGCGAACCTCGTCGCCCGAACGATGCTCCGTGACGCCCACAAGGTCGCGACGCTCGTCCGCCTTCAGCAGAATTCCGTGAACCACGTCCGGATCAGCGTCCACGTTCAGAAGGAGCCGGACGTCTGCACGGCCTACGCCGGCCAGGTCTTCTACATCGGCCAAGGCGAGGATCCGCTCGGCTTTCCGTCCATCAAGGGGATCCCGAACAGCGGGCCGCCATTCCATCCAAACTGCGCTCACGTCCCGGAGCCCTGGGTCCTCGACTTCAAGACCGCCGGCCAGATCGAAGACGCGAGGATCGCGGCCGAGCTCCTCCCGGAGAACGTGTTCGGGAAGACGGCGGCCGACGTGACGAAGTTCATCGAGGAGCTCACGCCGGCACAGCTCGAGGCGATCCTGCCCAACGCGCGGAAGATTCTTCCCGAGGATTATTTCACTCAGCCCCCGGCGCCGCCGATCAAGGGCGCCGCCTAGAGGAGGACCGATGGAACCGAAGGGCTTCTACGTCGTGCACCAGGGCCAGGCGTTCGCCGCGAAAGGCGGAGGGCTCTTCGCGAAGGACGTCGTCTCGGTGGGGAAGCGCCTTCATCCCGCGACCGGCCGGATGGTCGAGTTCGACCGCGACCGGATCGACCGGCTTGTGGCCGCGACGGAGAAGTACCTCAAGAATGGGAACACGATCCCCTTTCCGAAGGGCCACACCGTCGACCCGCTCGAAAACCTCGGGACCTGGCCGGGCCCCTTCATCCGGAGCGGGGACGACTTCGTCGGCGTCGTCGAGCCGAAGGACCCGAAGGCGGCCAAGGGGATCGAGACTGGGGCGCTCGACTTCGTCTCGGCCTTCATCGAGAAGGACGTGACCGATCCGGCCGGCCAGCACTATGCCGAGGTCCCGACGCATATCTGCGCGACGAACTACCCCGTATGGACGGGCCAGAAGAGCTTCGTCGCCCTCTCGCGCGAGGTCTTCACGAAGACGAAGGCCGAGCTCTATCTCCCGGAGGCCCTCGCGAGCGAATCCGACCAGGGCGACGACGACACCCACGATCCGCTCGATCTTCAGGCCGCCCACGACCGCCTCCAGGCGGACATGAAGAAACACGCGAAGGCGTACGGGAAGAGCTACGCGGAGAACGGTGCGGACCACAAGGACACGATGGGCCACGCCGACAAGCTCCGGATCGCGACGCGCCGGCTCGCGAACCATGCGAACCTGATGGCGAAGCACGTCGAGAACACGACCACGGATCACGCCTACGTGCCTCCGATGGCGAAGGTCTCGATCGCCCAGGCGCTCGAGGAGCTCGCCCACGAGGCGGATCCGGCCGCGATCGCGGCCGCGCTCGAGGACCTCGCGAAGAACAACGGCGGATAGAACGGAACCTCGGCCCCTCGGGGCCTTTTTTTGAAAGGAACGTGCGATGGATCTCTCGAAGCTCGCCGTCGCCCTGGGGCTCGACAAGGACAGCCCCTCGGACAAGATCCTCACCGCGGCCGCCAAGGCGGTCGCCGACGGGGTCACGGCCAGGGAGTCCTTGAGCAACCTCACGGCCGAGCTCCCGAAGCACGGCTTCAAGCTCGACCAGGGGAAGGTCATCCGGACCGAGCCGATCGCGCTCGACATCGTCATCAAGCCGGAGGACTCCCCCGAGACGATCCGCCTGAAGGAAGAGCTCCTCAAGGGCCGGAAGGAAGCCTTCGCCCGCCAGCAGGAGCAGCTCAACCGCCTGGTCGCCTCCGGCAAGGTGGCCCCCGCGATGGCCGAGAAGCTCGGCCGGTTCCTCTCCGGGATCAAGGAATTCGAGGCGATCGCCCTCTCCCAGGACGGCGCCCAGGATCCCCAGGCCATCGGCGAGCGGCTCGGGAAGGTCGAGGAAGCCCTGAAGCTCGCGGTCGAGCTCCTCGGCGCGACCCCCGGCGTCATCCTGGCCGACGACAAGGGCAAGCTCCGGCCTGGTCTCCGCACGGTCGCCCTCTCCGATCCCCCGGGGCCGGAAGGCGAGAAGGACGCGGAAGCCCTCGCGCGGAAGGGCGCGGAGATCCACAAGCGCGTCAGCCCCGAACGCTCGAAGTCGGCGAAGGCCGAGAAGGCGGGCGCCGGGAAATAACCCCAGGAACGAGAGTCAGGCCGGGCGTTCCGGTCGGACAGTGAACATGGAATCTCGGTAAGGAGAATACGATGGCCGGTCCTTTCCTTCCCGGCGGGCGCGATGCGCTCCCCGGCATCACGGCCCGGGTCGACCAGGTCGCGAACAACTTCCTCAAGAACGCGGATCACCGGATGACCCGCGGGATCACGATCGACAAGGACGTCGTCGACTCCGGCAACACGCCGACGACCAAGCTCCGCGCGGGCCTGGCCCTGGTGAGAGTGGAGTCCGGAGCGAACAAGAACAAGTACGTCCAGGTCGGTCACGCCGACGACCCGGGCGTCGGGAGCCGGCTCTACGCCGTCCTCCTCATGAAGCCCGTCAACATGGTCGGGCGCGACGGCTCCACGACCGAGGACAAGAGCGGCGAGGGGCTCTTCCACGGCGCCGTCGACGAGGAGAAGGTGATCTTCGGGACCGCGAACCCCCCGGACATCGACGACATCAAGGGGATCCTCGACCAGGTCGAGTTCGAGCTCAAGGCGTAACCGTCGCCGGTCGCCGGCAAGACGGGCAAGGAGGACCCCCGCGAGGATCGCGAGGGCGCCCTGGCTCTGAGGGAAGAAAGAACGAGAAACCGATTCGGAGGGCCTACAAGTGTTGGACATGGACATCCTTCGGTATGAGACCCTGACGGGGATCATCCGCGACTTCGAGCCCGAGGACCTCAACTGGCTCAACTCCGGCGTCCTCCAGGAGGAGACGGGGATGGGTCAGGAAGTGACCTGGGACATCAAGCACGTCCGCCGCGACATCGCGACCTTCGAGGGCCGCGGCGCCCGCGCCGGCCGCCGGAACCTGCAGACCATCGGCCAGCAGCACGCGACGCTGGCCCGGACCTTCAAGGAGAAGCCGCTCATCGGCTCTCAGTTCATCGACCTCCGGGCGCCCGGATCCCTCGAGCGGCAGACGCTCGCCGAGGATCAGATCGCGCGCGAGCTCGAAGACAACGCCATGTGGATGGCCCGGCAGGACAACTTCATGATTTCCCAGGCCCTCCAGGGATCGCTCGCGATGACGATCGACGACCAGGACATCGTCGTCGACTACGCGGTCCCCGCGTCGAACAAGTTCAAGGTCGGAGGCGGCGTCGGGTTCTCGACGATCGACACCGACTGGGAGGATCCGTCGGCCGACATCCTGACGGACATCAAGAACTTCAAGCTCGCGGTCTCCCGTCACAGCGGCCGGACGGCGAAGCGGGCCTGGTGTTCGAGCCGCACGATGACGGCGCTCCTCAACAACGACCGCTTCAAGGAGTTCGTCGGCCGGTCGGTCGCCGGCGCCCAGATCATCGAACAGGGGTACGCGTCGAATCTCCTCGGCCTCGAGTGGGTGATCTCGGACGAGACCTTCACGAACGAGGACGGGACCGTCATCACGCCGTACCTCGACGAGAAGACCGTCGTCATCCATCCCGCTCCGGACCGCGAGTGGGGCTGCTTCCGGATCGGCTCCGACGCCGTGCCGAAGAACGACGGCTCGGGCCTGATCGAGGTCATCGGCAAGTACGCCTTCAGCGCGCTCACGAAGAACCCGCCGGCGTTCACACTCTACGCGGGGTACGTCCGGCTCCCGATCATCAAGCTCCCCGCCGCCATCGTGACGGCGAAAGTCATCGCCTAGGAGACGTTTCCCTCTCTCTTTGGGGAGAGATCTTTCTGGGGGGTCGGCCTGAAAGGGCCGGCCCCCCGTGAGGCGGCGGAGGACGGATGGAGCTTGACGCGACGGTCTCGGGCACGTCGGCGAATTCCTATCTAACGGTCCAGGAAGCCGACGACGCGATGGACGCCTATTTCTCGGTCGATCGGTGGGAGGACCTCGACCAGGACAAGAAGGCCCAGCTCCTCATGGTCGGGACCCGCCTCATCGACAGCTATTCGACGTGGAGCGATCCGGCCGTCGCCGGCCAGGCGCTCGCCTTCCCACGATCGCTCGACGGCCCCAAGGGTGGCCCCTTCACCATCCGGAGGGAAGTGAAGCGCGCGCTCCTCGCCTTCATCGACTACTTCCTCGAGGACCAGGTCGTCGGCCTGAAGCGCCTACAGGCGGAGGGCGTGACCTCGGCCTCGATCCTCGGACAGAACGCGAGCTTCGACGCGGACGTCTCCGAGCTCCCCGGCGCCGCGCGCCGCGAGCTCGACCAGCTCAAGGCAATGGTTCCGCCGCTCTTCAAGAACCGGCCGTACGACGGCAGCGGCGACTCGGAAAGCCTTTTCGGATAGACGATGCTCGACCTACTATTTCGCGACAGCGTGACCCTGCGGCGCGCCTCCGGGCGGACCGTGAGGAACGAGGTCGTCTACAAAGAGGTCCTCGACGGCGCCGGCGGGCCGCTCCCCATTCCGTGCCGGATCAAGCGCCGGAAGGGCCGGACGATCACCGTCCGCGGCCAGGACATCACGCTCGACGCGGAACTCGTCTGCCGTCGATCGAGCGACAACTTCCCGGAGATCGAGGTCGAGGACGTCGTCGTCGCGAAAGACGGAGACGCCTACCGGATCGTCACGATCGACGAGGACGAGCAGCTCTTCGGCTCGGCGAAGTATCTCCGCATGGGGCTCGCCCACACCCACCTCCCGGTGGAGGAGGACAAGCCCGATGCCTAACTCCTTCTTCTCGATCGACCTCGGAAAGCTGAAGGCATCCGTCGCGAGCGTCGAAGGACGCCTGGACGAAGCCGAGGGCCAGTGGATCGCGGCGGTCCGCTACGCGATGGGCGGGTGGATGAACGACGTCATCGCCGAGGCGCAGCAGAAGGCCTCGGTCCGGAGCGGAGATCTCCGCGGCTCGGCCACGGTCACGGATCCGACCTTCGACGGGACCTGGATCTCCCTCTCGGGCGGCTTCAACATCGGCTATTCGAGACAGCGCGACCAGGGCGGAGAGATCGTCGCCAAGAACGGCACCATGCTCTCGATCCCCCTCGACCCCATCATGACCGGCCGCGGCGTGGCCCGGTATTCGAGCCCGCGGGAGGAGGACGGTCTCTTCGTCCTCAAGCTCTGGGGCCGTGTCTTCCTCGCCAAGCGGCGCGGGAAGACGGACCGGACGATCGAGCTCCATTGGGTCCTGAAGAACAGGGTCACGCAGCGCGGCGACGGCTTCTTCTCGAGCGTCATCGAGACCAGGCGTTCGACCGCGGCCGAGCAGATCGGAACGGTCGCGGCCGCCAACCTCGGGAGGGTCGCGTGAGCCAGCGCGTGATCCGTCTTTTCGGCTTCGAGGAGGGGCTCGTCGACCGGATCTCGGAGAGGTTCCGGTTCGCCGATCCGGGCTACCAGGACCTCGGGATGATCCCGGGGAGGCACCTATTCGTGGGCGCGCTCGCCGACGTCCACGACCTCTCGAAGGAACTCGAGGGGTACAACAAGGACCACGAGCCGGTCATCGCTCTCGGATCGAACGTCGGGCCCGGCGTCCCTCCGACCTCCTCCTCCTCCTCGAAGCAGGAGTGGAATATCCAGGCCGTGATCCGATTCGGGAAGGCTCCGGAGGTCGTGAAGGCGCTCCTCGAGGACCTCTCCGACTTCCTCCTCCTTCAGCGCGGCCGCATCTCGACCGGCTTCCAGATCAAGGGGTCGGTCATGGTGGCGCGCCCGACGATCATCGACGTGGACAAGGAAGACCAGGTCCTCGCCTCGACCGTGATTCGTTTCTTCGCCGTCCCTCTGCCCATATAGGAGATCGACAATGTCCGACCAGAACGTCCGCGCCTCCGATCCCCGGAACTACCAGCTCGCCGGCAAGGTCTCCCTGTGGTTCAGGAAGGCCGGCTCGTCCGACGATTCCGACTGGAAGGACCTCGGGAACGTCGTCAACCCAGAGCTCATGCCGACCTTGACCAGGCTCGACCACTTCTCCAACCGGCGGGGCGTCCGGGCGAAGGACAAGAGCCTCATCACCGAGCGGAGCGCGAACCTGAACCTCACGATCGACGAGATCAACCTCCCGAACCTCCAGTTCGCCTTCATGTCCAACATGACGCCGGACGACGACGAGGTCGACACGATGGACGACCGGATCTTCGTCAATCCCGGAAACGCCGGCGTCATCACGATCGGGCAGACGGGCCTCAACGTCGGGAGCATCATCGTCCGCTCGATCAACCACGAGGAGGAGGTCACCTACGTGGCGGGCGTCGACTACACGGTCGACGAGGCCGCCGGGACGATCACAATCACGGCCGGCGCTCTCGCCTCGAACGATCCGGACACGGGCGTTCCCGAGGTCCACGTTCAGTGGGCGAAGGCCGCGGGCTCTCAGTCCTTCGAGATCTTCCCCGGAACGGATCTCAACGGCCAGGCCCAGCTCCAGGTCCTGACCGACGAGGGGATCAAGGTCGTCGCGACCTTCGGAAACGTCAACATGCGGAACAACGGCTCGATCAAGATCGGCGACGGGCAGAAATACGAGGAGATCGGACTTCAGCTCGAGATCCTCGAAGACGTGAACGGCAAGCTCGGGACGCTCCACGTCATCGACGCCGGCGATCTCCCGTAAGGAGCCGTCGCCTGTGGCCATCGTGGATCCGGGCGACAGATAAAAGGACAGGCGGAAG